TTTCAAACATCCTTCATGTCAGTGATCCAAAGAATCCACAGAATGAAGGTAAGGTATTTATGTTCAAGTATGGCACAAAGATTTTTGATAAGATAATTGCTTCAATGAATCCAGAGTTTGACGACGAGACACCACTAAACCCATTCGACCCAGATGAAGGCGCTAACTTCAAACTTAAGATTCGCAAGGTTGATGGCTATCGCAACTATGACAAGTCAGAATTTGCTGCACCATCTGCGATTGCAGATTCAGACGATGCGATTGAAGCCATTTGGAAGAGTGCTTATTCTCTTCAAGAAATCATTGATCCAAAGAACTTCAAGTCAAAGAAGAGACTTGATCTGGCACTATCCACCACCGGTGGTGCAAAGAAGGAAGAAAAGTCTGAAATGGATCAGTTTGAACAAATGACAAATCGAGTTGAGAAGAAGGCATCAGAGAAGGAAGATTCACCACAGAAGTTTGATAGTGATGAAGACTACTTTGCTTCACTTGCCAGTGATGACTAATCAGTGATTAGTTGATGAAGAAAGGGAGAAAGGGACTGCTTAAAAACAGTCCCTTTTTGTTTCTGGTATTGACTAATAATGATAACCGTAGTAATATATGAACCTTCAATACACAAACATAGGAAACAATAATGAGTAAGCTTATTTCATCTACAACGCTATGCGACACCCTAGAACTTTCTGAATGTAGCGATGGATTCTGGTTATATGATGAAACTCGCGGTATGAACCTGTCAATGAGTGCAAAGTCAAGTACCGATGCATTTGTAGAAGCTTTGACGTATTATCAAAATCGCCTGCGTGAAGTTGAACAAGAACATAGCATTCTAAAGAAGAAGGTTTATGCTTTTGTTGATCAGTTTATCGAGGAATCCGATGATTGATTAGTTGATGAAGAAAGGGACTGCTTAAAAACAGTCCCTTTCGTTTTTAGAAGCCAGCAAATACCCTATCTTGGAATCTGTTGAAACTCGAATCTGATGGCCTTACAGACCCCTTCACGGGCATTATTACAGTCTCTTTCGCTGGTGCAGCAGGCGCTGGATTTGTAACTACTACTGGTGCAGCGGATTGAGTTTTCTTACTGTCAATAGATTTTGTCATTTTATCAATATCAGTAGTTAGTTCTTTACTAGCTGTTGGTTTTGTAGATACATCTACTTTACCTGCACCAGCTTTTTCAATTTCTGGTTCGAACTTTTTAATTGCATCATTTCTTGCCTTTATTTCAATTGCAGTATGCATTCCTTTATATTTACCGGAAGAATATTCTTTCTTTTTTTGATTCTCATATTCTTTGAATTTCTTATAGTTTTCTGGGTCTTTCTCCGCAAAAATACTTTCATTAAATTTATATTCAGAATTTCTTTGTGTTGAACTTTCAGTTGATTCACCACCATTCAAAAACTCAGATTCACGTTTAATTCTACCAACTTCAGCCGACCTAGCAATGTTACTAAGACCAACAGCACTACCAGCATATTCAACACCCCTAGCCAAACCAGATTGCATTTTCTGAAAAGCATTCATCTTATTCCAATTGGCATCATCGGTCTTTTCATCTACTTGTAAATCTTCACCGTTTTCATCTTTGCCAAAACCAAATAATTTTCCAGCACCATAATCAATTGCATTTGCGGCACCATATGCTACTGCCGCTGGTATTGCGAATGGCGCAGCGGCAGTAGCTACCCTACCAGCACTACCCAATAGCGACTTTGCAGAACCAAGAACCCTTTTTAATCCACTCGCTTTTGTAGACTTTGGGGTTCTTGAACCACGTCGGTTTCCTCTATCAATATCTACATCAGGAATACTAATATTATCTGCTTCGACACTGGTTTCTGTTTCCCCCTTTCTTGAAGTTATTGCATCAACCAATTTGTCAATTGCTTCTTTGTCTATTTTTAGTTCTTTTATTATTGCTTTATCAATCTTCAATTCTGTTATTTTGCTAATACTATTATCAGACTTTTTGGCAGAATCAGAACCAAGTTTTACTTTGGGTGTTGGAGAACCCATTTGTTTGTTGTATTCTGAATTTATTCTTTCTTGTTCTGCCTTTGTTGCCATTTTACCACTTGCAATATCTCTCCAACCAGTTGCATATTTTTCATATGTTGTTCTTTTTTCATCAATGAAGGTTTCGCCAACTTTTGCCTTTGTTGGTTCTGATTTTTGACTTACCGTTGGTTGTTTTGCTTGTGACGCTAATTTATCAGACTTGGATTTTTTTTTATTATCAAAAGTTTCTTTTTTTGCTGCTACTGATGCATCTATATTTTCCAAAGTATCATCGGCATCTTCTGATAAAAAAGACCCTCTTTTATCTTTGAGCTTTGACATATCAAAAAATGCAAATGGTGAAAGTTGTTTTATTGTACCTTTAACAAATGACATGGTTTTATCTTTATTCGATAATTTTGTGTCATTGTATATTTTACTACTAATCTCCGAGATAAATTTTTTGATATCTGGATTTCCATTAGTATCTTCTTCCGCCTGCTTTTCTATCTTGATTACTTCTTTTCTGACTACATCTAAAGAATCAAAATCATCAGTCTTTCTGATATCGACTAAAGTTTTAAGCAACCGATTTAACAATTTCTTTTGATAATCGGTTGCTTCTGACATTGAATTCTGCTTTTGTTTGAGGATGTTAAAACTCTCTTCAAATACAGATTTTACCTTATCATTAATAACAGGATGAACCGGTCTATCACTGGCGTCTCTTTTAGCCAGTAAATCTCCGATTTTTTCCAACTGTTCAATGTTAGATTGGATTTTGTTCTTTGCCATTTTTATTCCCTATGATTGTTTTTCTTTTTCTACTAGATATTGGTGTAATTGTACTAGCAATACTTCCCTCTCCCAAGGCATCATATTTTCCAACTCTGACAAGACAAACTTGTGTTGATATACCAACGTAAAGTTTGTCTTGTAATAATCAATCAAAGATTCATGCGAGAGGGTCAATCGAAAAAATCTTCAATCCCAACTACCTCAAGGTGATTCGAAGCAGAACAAGAAGAACACACAAAATCAATATTAGTTTTGATTTCTGGTTGTGTGTTGAAAAAATTCTCAAATTTGTCATAATGATTTTGGTTTAAATTATCCAACCAATCTGAAATTTCATTGAATGATACGTCTTTACCCATAGTAACGGTATCATGATCAAATATGACATCAATACATTTTACAATGGTTTGGTAAATGACTTCTACAGAATAATTTGATTTCAGATACTCAACTTCTTCGAATGTTGGATATCTCATTGTTACCCCGATATTTTCAGTTAAAAATATCTTGTTTGTATGACCTTCTACCCTATGTGCCTTTATGTCATCTAATTTGAGAACGTATGAATTTTTTTCTCCACACTCTTTACACTTGACAACTAGATCAACAGATTCACCGATTGATTTTGCTCTCAATTTCACAAACATATAATCAACATCAAAATCGGGTAAATATTTCGACTCTACTTTGTTGAAAAAACACGCATCGATTACAGAAAATAAAGTTTCTCTAACTGCTGATTTCTCATCAGATTCCTGTGCGATCAAAAGAGACTTTTGTTCTTTTACTAAGAATGGGCGATATTTAAGTTTTTTACCGGATGATGGTAATTCCAATTCAAATACTGGTGTTTCAATTACTGGTAACATTATATGTCATACCTCATTTGTTGTTAAAAAGTTCCACTAGCACCGCCACCACCAAATGTTCCACCACCACCTTTAATTGGTGATACAGAATATGAATATGGTTTTGGGTTGTTTGCTATATATGGTTTTATGGTGTTGGTTGATGGGTTCTTGAATTCTTGAATTGCGTCTTGTAAAGGTGTCGCCGAAATGTAATCTTTCTTTGTCTGTGGATATTCTCTTGGTTCAGTTTCTGCAACAGACCCAAACATGGATTCCCATCTGCGAAATGCAAATGTTACGCTGATTCTATGAATACCATCAGAAGAATACGAAATTGGCATAATTTCTATTGAAACAGGAAATGCTTCTTTCAATGTTATACTGTATCTTTCTTCATCTTGCGTATCAAGTTGTATGAATCTAATTTGATTGGATATGTACAATATCTGATAACTTATGTTGTATGAATTTTTATCAACAACCATATTGATCCAGTCTTCAAATAGTTTTCTAACTCTAAAATCGCGATCAACCAAGAAAGTAACATTTACTGTCTGACCATAATCAATCCCGGTTGGTCTAATGTATTCTGGTCCATATATCTTAAGTTTTTCTGTTTTGACAGTCACACCGGGCAATTCTGTTGACTCTGCAAATAATGATACCCGACTAAGATCAGAGTTTGAATCGGCAATACCAGCCGGGGGTGAAATTAATACAGAATAACGATTGGCTTTTGAAAGTCCCTCTGTTCTGACTGTTGATAAGAAATCTGCTAATGACATTTTTATTTTCCAATCCTGTTCATTGAATCTTGCCATACGTTACCCTTACCACTACCAACGAATCTGTCGGTTGGCATCATGGCTGCTGAATACCAGTCGCGTGGATCAATAAACATAAAATCTGATCTAACATGACTTAAAAGATAATGCTTAATACATGGAGTTATTTCACGATACTTTGATGCCGCTGTAAGCATTTGCCATGAGAATAACAACTTTGTGTCTGCGGTTAATGAGTTGTCAGTAGAGAAGTCAAACAACCTATCTAGCATTCTGATACGAATCCAATATGGGATGTAGTGTAGGTTAAGACCAAGGAATCCACCCTCCGCTGGACTGAATGGAATAACCAATGGGAATTGATCATAGAATGGCAAGGTTTCTTTCCATTTTGGATCGTAGTTAAACAA